GAACTTTGAACATTAATTCCCGACAAAGTTGTCCCCGTAATATTCTCGGCAGCTACCGAAGCAGCAGTTATATTAAGAGCGTTAACATAGCCGGTTGTAACCGTATTACCGATAATCGTAGTAACCTGTGAGGCGCTTTGCGCAGTACCTAACCCTACGTTCGTACCAACGACTAATTCGCCTGTTTTTATCCTATTAGCGTCAATAGAGTTTGTCGCTATCTCATTACCGGTAATTGTGTTGGCTACTATATTATCCGCTGTAATTAACTGACCTATCCCCTTTCCCCCGAAAGCCTGGAATGTAGCGTTTTTCCCTGATTCGTTTTTGGCTACCGCAATTAAGATTTTATTAGCCCCTACTGAAGTTGACGCAGTAGTAGTAGTCTGTAAAACGGTTAATGATACTGATTTGTCAAAATAAATATAAGTTATTGCTGATATATTCCCCGTATTACCCGCCAAAATATTAAAAGTAGTCCCGTCTCCTAAAGTAATAGCCCCCGCCGTCCACTGAACTGTATCAGCGTCCAAAGCGGAGAATACCCCCGAGAAAGACCACCCCTGAATATTAAGCAAACTACCAGCCGCTAGACCGTTAAGCGAAGCACCGGCAATACTCCCGCCTGTAATCGCTATATCAGCGAAAGTCGCCTTACCCGTCATATCAACTTTGGCTTTGGCAGTTGCAATGTCAGCGCTCCCCCACCAGCTACCCTGTGCGTCGGACATAAACACATTATTATCCGTTCCAACGGTAAGGCTTTTGAGCTTCTGGAAGACCGCCCCTTTTTCCTTAATGTTCTCTAACATCTGGACTAACTGTGTTTCGTCAATTTCAAAGTTCACGCTAGTTGGATTAAGCTGATTACCGGAGCATCCGCCCCATTCGGCGTAAGTATGATTTGGAACTGGATTTTTGACTTATTCCCCAGATCATATTCGGAGTAATAGCAAAGGTCGTTTTCGGTATCCTGCGTCATAGTAACCGTAGTAAAACTGGAGTCATTATCCGCCTTAGCCTTAACCGCTACGCTTGAACCCGTAGGCAAAGAATCATAGAAAATCTTTATCTTCTTGAACTTACCCCAGAATACAGGGCTTTCAACTGTAGCCGTAGCTTTATTAGTACTCAAAATATCAATCCCTTTGGTAGCCCCCGCCGTCCAGCTAGCGACTAACTGCTCGTTTATAGCGCAGATTGAGTTAAATGTTCCAGTCGCCTGCGAGCAGGTATACTCCCTAACCATAGCCCAAGGGAGTCCGGGTGCGAACCGGTGGATTGAATAGATATATTTCCCGATTGCGATTAGGGCTTTCCCTTTGAATACGGTAGCGTGGTAATGGGTACAGTTAGTCGTAACTTCACGGAGATTTTTGAGCTTTTGGATAGCCGTAGCGTTATCGGCTAAATAGCCGGTCTTCCCCTCAAACCCGTAGTTTAAGATAGTTAATTCCTCCGCCTCTACTATAGCTCCTATACCCCTATCCTTTAACCGTTTCTCGCTCCACCAGCTAGGTGAGTACCCGTCCCACCGGTAAAGCATCGCCGTATGATAGTATTGGGTGGTATAGGTTCCGATTAAGAGGTCGGTTTCAATATCAGCTAGGGCTGAAGCTATAAACTCGCTAGGTATATCAAGTACGTTAGCCGAAAAAGTCCTTGTGTTATCTACCGAAGCGATATACTTCCCGTCCCCAATATTCAGGGTTCTCATTGATACGCACATCGGCTTCAAGCTAGCCGAGTTTGAGAATGTTTGCCATTGGTCGCTCCAAGAAGCGTCTAAATTAAAATATCCGAGTTTGGCTGCGGTAGCGTAGTAGAGTTCCCCTTGGTAAAACCCGCCCCCCTTGTGGCCGTTCCCGTCAGTATTCGTATGTACCAAAGACCAAGCGCCGGCGGAGGTCATCTTCCAAATCTTACCGGAAGACATAGATAAGGCGTAAATATCGCCGTAAGTGGCGGTTGGAATCAAAATACACGCCTCATCCGGTACGTTTGACGAAGTATCTTTTACTAGGGATTTTTTACAAGTGAGAGTTCCGCTTTCAGAGTCAATATCACAGTTAAGTAAGGCATTATACCCGCCGGAATCGTAGCGGGATATACCTTCGCCTTTATAGAATATTGGGAATTGTTGCGGTTCATCTTTCTTGGGCATTTTTATCTTCCATTATAATTTCTATGTTTTTTGGATTTGTTTTGCTGTCTAACCGGATTTCAAGGATATTCTCGCCGTCTTCTTTTAACCGGTTGATATAGCTTACAAAGTCAGGTTTCAGTAGCCAGTTAGCTTGTTTGGTTTTAGTTTCTTCGGGCATTATTTATAGTTTATGGGTAAGGCTCGCATTTGTAATTTGCGCTTAAACCGGTTCTTGTAGTGCTCTAGTTGTTTTGCTTCAATCTCTTGAGCTTTTACGCCCCACATCTGATTAAATTTATCAGGGTTCCTTATCCCCCAGCGCTCCGCCATTCGGTACGGGTAAGCCATATGGCAGTCCTGTATCGTTGCCGGCGAATCGCTTGACAAAGCCATATCCGCCTGGCGCATATCATAGTATATTCTAATTGCGTCAGTAATATCAGAGGTGAATAGAGGTCTAATAAAATAGCTATCGTGCTCGTACCGGACTTTGGGGTGCGAAGTTATGAATTTAGACTGAATATCGCTCGTTGAATGCTCAATACATAGGTTTTCTTTAATATCGTACTCATCACAAGTATAAAAGTTGGTTCCGTCAAAGGAAACATCAATCCTTTCCGGCTTAATCAGGTCAATAGGGAAAGTATACTCCCCTAAATATCCTTCCGGCGTAACCCCGCCTGAAATAGTCAGCCCAGAATAGTCAATTCCATTAGCTTTACTTTCTTGGATAGTGGCGTTCTTATCCACCGAAACTTTAATCACGTCCAAAATATACTGCTTCTGCAGCTCATTGGCGAACCGGAGAAGGTCAGACTCCGTGTGCTGTCCTGAAGACGTTTTTGTCTGATAGTAGAACTCTAGGAGAATATTAGCCCAGGTCATTTTTTGTATTTATTTCTTATTTATTTGATTATATCACGGATAAATTCAAAGTTCCCTTTCAGTCCGATTAGCTCATCAAATTTCTCGTGTATCCCGTTACCGCATACATCTTGGATATGATAGTGGTAGCGGTTCGGCTCGTTCAAAAGATATACCGGTAGTTCTTTCGGCCTCCGCTCATTATTATAGGCTTGGTCGGCTACTCCGTATCCCTCTTCCAAAAGGGCTTGGTACATACCGTCCGAAATCTGCCAGCCTGGGGCTTTGAAAATTTTAGTTAGTCCCAAACTTTCTATATTATGCAGATAAGCCCTACTCTCTTCGTAAGTCCAGTTCTCACACTCACGGGAAGTCGTATGCGCCCACCCGTGCGGGCACATATCTATCCAATCCAGTTTCTTAACCAAACCCAGAAAATTAGGCGTACATAGCGCCGGAATAGTGAATAAGGTGATCTTAAACGTCGGGACTTTGGATTTGATTTGATAAAACAGGTGTAATGCGTTTGACTTCTCAAAGAAATCATCGGCATCTACAGTTATTTTAGATTGCATACGGCTACTATATTAGAACCCCCGCTCGCTACGGTTAGGTAGACCATTCCGAACGGGCTTAATAAATTATACAAATCGTCTAAATCAAAAGACCATACGTGCTCGGTACTTTTAACCGCTTCGTCTTTATAGGGGACCGTAATAATTACTTTTTTCCTAGCTAACCTAACTAACTCTTTAACGGCTGATTCCGGTAAGTCTAGGTGCTCTAATACTTCAGAACAAACGATAATATCATAGCTTTTGTCCGGCTTGTCTATCCCGTTATTAAGATCAGCGAAAAATACCTCGTTTAACGGGATTTTCTCTCTTAACCATACCAAAGCCGGCTTGGAAAAATCACAGGCGGATATTCTTAGGTTAGGGCGTATCTCTTTTATCCGGCGGGTTATCCTCCCGCTACCCGCCCCTACGTCCAAAATGCTGTTCCCAAAGTCAATATGCCTAATTATCTCCCACAAAGTATCACTAGGCGGGAAGTCAAAATTAGCTAGAAACCCGTTACTAATAGCGGTTTTGTTCCAATATTTTTTAGTATTAGGGTTTTTTACTAAAATTCTGTGCATTTTTGTTAGTTAATATGGCTACGCTCATAATTTGGTTAGTAATCCGCCAGTCAGAGCCCTTAATATAGTCTTTTAGGGCAAAGTCTGACCCGCACCTTACCGGCGCAGAAAGGCTGCTTATTTCGTAAGCGTTTTTCAAATCACCGCAAAACGTTTCCAAAGTTTCAAATTTCATATTTTGTCTCGGTCAATTTTTTCTTCTTCCCACTTACGCTGAAAGTATCCAGGGTAGCGTTTAGCCTGTCCGTCCGTGGTTTCGTAATGGTTGACTTCCAGTTGCTCAATATATCCGCACCTGCCTCCGTTCTGGTTGACGAAGTGGCAAATTTGGCTATCTAGCCCCATTCTTATAAGGTCTTCCCGATAACGGAAGTCTTTGAGGATTACCGGAGTGCTAATCATAAATAGCCCGCCAATCATCGTAGTAAAACTAATCAGGTAGTTTCCTAGCCAAGCTTGGTCGTGAACACTAATCGCTTTGTTTATGCCTTTTACTTTGGGAGAGAGTACTAACTTAGGTAAAAACGGCTGGTTATGCCATTTGAAGTCATAAAGTTTGACTATCTCGCTTAGTATCCCCGAAGTAAGTACCTCACAGTCATTATCCATTTTGATTATTAAGTCATAGTTGAGCGTGTAGATTTCGTTTAGGGCTTGGTTAGACGATTTCCCTATTCCTAGATTTTTCTGGTTGAATATAATTTTCTTAAACATCTTACTATTCTCCTTTAGCCATTCTACCGTCCCGTCTTGGCTGCCGTTATCTACTACAAAATGGTCATAGAGATAGCCGGCTTTATTACGCAAAGACTCAAAGCAGTGCTTCGTATAGTCTAACCTGTCCATTGTAAGGGTATAGATAGCTATTTTCATAGTATTTCCTCTATTTCCAAAATATTATATTTGTTCCCGTTAGGATCAAAGAAATGCTGCCGGTCAATGAACCGAGCAACTTTAACTTTGCGGTACTGCTTCCATTTGCTTAACTTTACCCAGTCCCCTTGGCGTAATTCTGTCAGCCGCTCCCCCTTGCGGGTTAATAGTACTTTCATTTTTTTTATCTAATAATTTTCTAATCCGCTCCTTTGTCCACTCCTTATTCAGTTTAGTACGGTTATCGGAAGTGTATTTGAACCTGTCACGTGAGCTGGAATGATGATGAATAGTTGGAATTTTACAAATATCAACCGTAAAGCCCGATTCTAGCGCCCTTAAGAATAAGTCTTGGTCTTCCCCGCCGTTCTTATACTCCTCATTAAACCCGCCTAATGCTTCCCATACGCTCTTTTTTACTCGGAAAAGGAATCCGGTAGGGATTAGCGACTTTTCGTAACTCTCGGTCATTCGCTCGTTTATAAAGTCGTTCTTCCACTCGTATTCTATCCCTTGCCAAATCTTTTCAGGGTGCCAGCTAGGCGTGATCTGCGCCGCCCCGCAAATATCCGCCGGATTATTCAGCATTTCCCTGATTACGTCATCATTAGGCTCAATATCGTCGTTCATAAATATCAGGGTATCCGTTTCTGCGATTTTAGCCCCTTGGTTACAGTTATGAGCGAAAGTCCCGCCCTCAATCACGAATACGTTAAAATTATCGTGGCTTAACCGGTCAAGAGTGTTCTTTAATAGGTCGTGCCGGTTCTGGTGGGGTATGATTATGTCCGCCAGTTTGGAATCAGAGATATTATACTTTTTTAGTACTTTTTCCCTAGCCGCATTCGGGTCTTCCGTTTCTTTCCCGTAAGTAATCCCTTCCCTGATTTTGGTCTTAAATAAGGTACGCCCGCAATAGACCCCGACCTTCCCCCTGTTTAATAGCCCTAGCCATAAGTCCCAGTCTTGGAAACGTTTTATATTAGGGTCAAACCCGTCAAAGTCCTCTTTGCGTAAAAGGCTCATCGTTGAGATATAGTTCCACTTCCATAGGTCGTGGGTTGAAAATTCCTTATTACCGACTAGCTTCCCGTCTAGGGTATATGAACAGTAAGAATAGCTGGCTTTGGGATTCTCTTTTAACGCCTTATAAAGTACCTGTAAAGCGTCCCTTTCCCAAGTTATATCGTTATCACAGAACAGTAGGTACTTGCCTTTAGCTTTTTTAGCCCCTCGGTTACGGCAGACGTTAGCGCCTTCCTTTTTCCGGTCAATAACTGTGATTATCTCATAGTTCTCGTAGGTTTGTTTTTCTAAAAAATCAAGCGTGATTATTTCTTCAAATGGCCTTGAAGGGATAATCACGCTAATCAGTTCTCTTTCTTTACACTTTTTCTTATGCTCGTTCAGCTGCTCAAAATTATCTTTGGCTTTGAAGCAGTACGGGCACTCTAACTGGTTTGATACTTGCTGTTTAGGGGTTTCATCTATTATGGTCGCCTCCCCCCGCTTAACCATCTCTTGAGCTAACTGTTCGGGAACTTCTACTATCCTGCCTAATCTGTTTTTTATAAGCATATTCGTTTTTTAGTTTTTATCCGCCCCCGAAGTAATCGGGGACGGGAAAAACCACTAATCGCTAGGATTAGTAGCGGACTTGGACATCCACAAGCTCTCTGGCACCGTCAGCGAAGGTCTTCTTACCATACAGGTTCCACAGGATATACTGCGTACCGAGACGGATAGAACCGTCATCGTTCTGCGGCAGATCCTTGACTTCAAGGTTAGGCTCCACTTGCATAGCGAGAGCGATAGCCTTTTTCTTTCCACCAAGCCAGTGACGGCAGTTGTGGTTAGACACAACGCTAGTAGACAGGTTTCGGGAAATAAAGATTCCCAAATCAAGGATATCACCCATATAACCGTTCACAAGGGACTTATCCTGATTAACGAACCCGCTAGTAGCCATCAGCTTTTCAAACACCTTATAGTAGTTCGTAGGATCTACTATAATGTACCAGTCGCCATTGTTCTCAACATCGTTGTTGGCGAGTTTAGCCTTAAACGCTTCCAAAGTATCAAGGATATTAGAAGTCGTTATCAAAAGGGCTTGACCGGAAGTACCTCCGGATACGTCAGCCCCCGAAACGGACAGGCCGGCGTTGGCGTATTCCGCAAGGATAGCCGAATCAACGGTATCCCGAAGCTTATAGATAGAACGTTCTTTAAGCTTCCCGTTCACGTTGTAGAACATCTGCTTTTCGTCAAGACGGTCTACGAAGAACGAAGCGTACTTAGCCTGGTCTACAGTCAGGTACTCGTCAGTAGTCGCAATATCGCTTGCGGTCACTGCCCCGCCCCCGCTTGTAGTAGCGTTACGGGTATAAGTACCAACAGAAGGGTCGGACTGGTAAGGGCGGTGGAAGGTGTCGGAATCCGGCATAGGCACTTCCTCACAGACAGCCCTGGCGACTAACGCTTTGGTAGCGAGCCGCTGAACGTCTGGAGCCCATACTTCCCGAATATAGTTTGAGAAAGTATTAGCCACGTCTTTGTTTTAACTATTTATTTTTACGCCCCCTTTATTTGGCTAGGGTTGCGTTTTAGCCATTCGTTGTAAGCTTCCATGCGCCCGTCTTTGGCCTTAAGCCATTGGATGTGTTGCGGATTGCCTAAGTCAATCTTTTCAAAATTGACCGTTCCCTTCCCGACAACAATAGCGCTGGGAGTTCCAACTTTATTCCCCGCTTCTTCTTCATCTTGCTTCGCCGTTTGCCTAGCTTTGGCTTCATTTTGGAAGTAGGTAGACCCCTTAAAGATTGTCATTAAATCTTTGCCGGTTCTACTAGCTTCTTCCTTTAACTCGTCCAAAACTAATTCTGCTTCCGGATATTTGAGGGTTAGAAGCTCCTCCACGTAGGTTGGTATATCTTCCTTCTGGGAAGCTACCGGTGGTTTAGGCTTCGCCTCTTTATCTTTGGGCTTCTCCTGCCCGAGTTCGGCGATTTTGGCATCTGCGTCCTTTAAGCTTTTAGACACTTGGTCTATTGTTTTAAAGTTCTTACCCGAAGCCTCGTTAATTTTTTTAAGGGCTTCAGTTTCAACCTCATCACCTTCCTCTTCCTCGTCCTCAAGATCGTCCAAGACGGCTAAATCTTGGTCTTCTCCATCGTCCGAGTTTAATGCTTTTTTGTCTGGGTCAGACATAGTTATGCATCTCTCACGATTGGTTTAAAAACCAACGATTAAGATAGATTAGGAATTAGGTATCTTGCAAAGTACAAAGGACTAGTTCGCCCTTACAAGATTATAGCTTCTAATCGCTTATGAATTTCGCTCTTATGCTTTGAAGGTGCTCAACAACCATCCTGGCGGTTAATAGGGCTTTCCCTAGTTCGTCAAAGCTGTTCCCGATTGGTAAGTTCATTATATTTTTGGCGTATTCTATCTCTTTGTCAATTATCTCTACTAGCAAATGGAACTCAGGTAGCTTGCGCAGCTGGTCTAGCTTTTCTTTTCTAATCTTAATAGATAGCTCCTGCGCTTCTTTTTCCGCCTTCTCTTTCTGGGCTTTTTTGATATTTTTTTCTACTAATTTCATTGGGCTGGTGTAGTTAGCGGATTACCGGCCTGCCCGACTTGGCGGGCTACTTCCCCAGCCGGAGCAGGCATTCCCCCGCCGCCTCCGGGTGTCATACCGCCTTTGGCTGCCGATATCATCATTTGTTGCTGTATCTCTTGGCGTATCTCGTCTTCCGACTTATTGAACCGCCTACCCGCCATATTCATAAGGTCAAGGATATAGGCGTAGACTTTTTGCCGGCTACCTGGGAATAACGGGTCTTTAACCATAGCCAAAAGGTTCTGAATCATTACTTGTTTGTTAAAGCTTTCGTTTGTAACGTAAAACTCGGTAATATAATCCAGCTTCTTCAAAAGCTCTTTAGTTATTTGCGTCCAACGCTGGTCACCCATTTTATCCAGTCCGGTCATCATTCCTTGCTCTTTCTGTTTGATTTCCATTGGCATCATCGGCATTCCTTGCGCCTGCTCGTACATTTTGATAGCACCGGGATTACCGTTTACGCCGTAAAGGTAAGCAGGTACTAGAACTTTATCAAATTCCTTTAGGTCTTCAGGGTCGCCGGTAATATTTACCCAGTCTTCTGCGTCCAGCTCCTCAATTATATCAGGCATAACTAACTGCTGGAACAGTTTAGTCAGGAAGATACCAAAGTTCTCGGTTACTTTGTCAAAAGCGGTCTTGGCGACCTGCTGGTTAATCATACCGATTGTCGCCGGCGTATTAGCCGGTAAGTCTTCCCCCGTACCCTGCGCCGTAATCCCATTAATCATACGGGCAAATTCAAATATCTTATCTAACGAGGTAATAACATCATTGGTAATATAGTTCGGATTGACTCGGATTAGGTCTTCGTCTTTGTCGCCTTCTAGGATAGCTCCGGTCTCAATATTGTCCAGCATATCTTGGGGTAGCGAGTTTGAGTTAGCCCCTTTCTTATGGAACAGGATACCCCGTAGGTTTAGCCTGTCCATTTTTCTCTTTAGGTTAGCCTTTTCGTTATAGTCTTCTATCTGACCGGCTAACTTCTCAAATATACCCAAAGACAGCCATCTATCCGGTATTCGTAAGAACCAGCCCTCTACGTACGGGAAAATCTCTTCAAATTCGCCTAAAGTGTTACGCTCATAAGCCGTAGCCCGCCTAACTTTGCGGGGAGTAACGAACTCGTCTACGAAGCCCCAGCCAGTCCACTCTGCCGGCTCTTCCTCAAAATCCTCTTGGGTAAGTAGGCGCATATCAAGGTAGCGGCGGCAGCCTTTATGGGTTTTACCGTCCTTGCCGGTAATCCAAGTCCACCACTCATAAATTACGAAGTTATCTATCCCTAGTAATATCATTTTATTACGAAGCAGCTCTACCTTATCCCATACGCTATCTAACTCGTCTTTCATTTGCTTTATTTGCTCCCAGTTATAAGCCAGCTTCTCGGCGCATCCGGTACTTTGGATATCCCTTGCGTAGCTCGGAATGACTAGATTAAGTAGATTTACCGAATAGACCGGCTTACCCTTTACTTTTTTGGCGACTACGTTTGCGTTAGCCAGTATATCTCCCTTTAGGTCATTGATAATCTGGTTATACCCTTTTTTCTTTAGGTAGGTTTTAAGCCCCATTTTGAGCAAATCGGTAAGCAGTACCGCCTCACCGTTCTCGTTCCAGACATTTATGTCTTTCGTATCAAGATCTACGTTGCGGTCAAAGTTGTCATAGACTACCCAGCCGATATTATAAAAGACCTTATCTGTCCCGTCCGGTTCCTTCTTCTCTTTGAAACAGGAGTGATAAAGCCTTCGGTTCTCCGTAATTACCTCACGAACATCGTACTGGACTTCGTCGCTTATCCGCAAAGTCCCGTTCTCGTTCTGGTCTATCCAGATTTTGAATAATTGTTCTTTATTTGAGCGGTCGTCAGTGATTATTTCTGTTTTTGTTTCTTCTTGTAGCATTAGGAGTAGTTACTTGTTTTTGGTATGAAAACTTGGTTTTTGTTCATCGCCGGCGGCTGTGCCAGCTCCCCCATATACGCTAACCCGTCAGCCAGATCGTCATAGGGAGCACGAGGGAATCGGATAAGCTCATCAATTAGGTCGGTATGGTCTTTTTGAAAAAGAACTGAACCGGTATTAAAACGGGGTAGTAGCCCCTCTATTCTCTTATTCTTTTCTTTACCAAGGTCTTTGAGTTCTACTACCTCAAAAAAACTATTGGCCTCCCTCATTCGCTTATCTAGGTTCGGCCTTATCGTGTATTCGTAGGCTTTTTGCTCAATACCGATACGTACGGGGTTAAAGTAGTTTTTCAAGTCAAAGATCTTCGTGATTAGCTCATCTTCCGTCCCCTTAAACCTTTCAGCTAATCTAATATACCATATATTTTCGCTAGTTACACTTACGACTACGATTCCGGTAAAATCAGCCGTTTTTTCAAGCGAGTAAGCACGGTCTATCGCTATAAAGTTAGCTACCGACTTAAACTGTAATTGCTCGTTATCGTAATACTTTATTTTTTCTAGTTTGAATTTACGGTTTTCGTCAGACACGGGGTCGTTCTGGTATTCTTGATAGAAAGTATAGCCTTCCCCCCGTTTGATATAGTCCTGTTTTATCTGCTCTAGCTGGGATAGGTTTAAGTGTTCAGGCCATAAGGCTTGATTATCCTTTATAGCTTGGTATATTTTCCGGTAGAAGTCGGGGTAAAGCTCATCGGTGCTTACTATTTTGTAAAGGAGAGAATCATAGTGTAAGACCGTCCCAATAATCACTAGGCGGGCGTTATCCGCTAATGAAGGAAGTAAAGCGCCGTTAAACCATCTCTGTAGCTTCGCCCTTCGCTCCGCATTCTCAACTAGCTCCTCATTCTCTAAATCGTCTATGATTACTAAATCGGGTCGGTGCTGCCTATATTTTAATCCCCTGACCTTCATATTTGCGCCAAGCGCTTTTACCATTACGCCGGTAGACAAAATTATTTGGCCTTCGCTCCACCGGTTAGTCTTTAGGTTGCCGTATAGCGACCTTATCTTATCGTTTGACTCAAACTCGGCTTTAAGTGAATCAAGGAACATCACGGATTGAGAATAGGTATCGGAAATAAGAAGCACGAACTTAGCTTTACTGTGTAAAATAGACCAGGCGGCGTAGACTGTGTCCGTAATCGTGGTCTTTGCGTGTCCTCTTGGGGCGGCGATAGCTATTCTCCTAATACTCTCGTTCTCAAAGACCTGATAAATCTCTCGGTGAAATTCAGGTGTTTCCAAAGATAAGTAGTTAGGGAATAAGTATCTACCAAAATGCTCAATGCTGTTCCCCATTATCTCTGTTAGCGCCTTTATCTCCGGCTCCGTTTTTGTTTGTGTTCCTATCATAAAAATCGTTGATTATCTTTAGTATTTCGTCTTTAGGTAAGCCTTCCGCTGCCGGCGGCGTGTTTATCTCAAACTCGCCGATTATCGGGGCTTTGCCGTCAATTCTGTCTAAAAGCTCCTTAATCATACTATCCGAACCCTGAACGATTGCTTTATGAAGAATTTTAATAACCAAAAGCTGCCGGTAAGTCTTATTCTCTTTGTTACCCTCTGGAATACTATCTAACGCTTCTTCAATCAGAGGCATAAGGGACTTTGAGCCTTTAGGCCTTCCTGTGCCACCCGGATTACCTACCTTAAAAAGCCCACCAGGCTTTTCTTGGTATTCGTTTTCCTTCGGTTTTTCTCGGTTTTCTAACGGGGTTTCTTCTTTGCTCATTGTTTTTCCCGTCTAGTGCTTTTATTTTAATCGGCACCCTACGGGTATTTAATTATTAGTAGCCTACTTCAAACTCGTGCCCGCAGTTAGGGCAAATCATATTCTCTCTTTTTTGCTGTTCTTTGGCGATTTTCCTAAAGTGCTCCCGATTATAACCCTCGCCCTTGTCTATATCCTCTTGGGTTACATCGCTTATCCCTTCCCCAATTGACCTTTCAAGTTTTTTTCCTAAATCATCTTCAAAGTATTTCTGCATCTTAGCCAAATCTGATAACTCATTAAGCTCAATTTCCAAATCCTGCGTCCAATCCGTAAACTCGGCGGTCTTATTGTCAGCTATCCGGTATTCTTTCGCCTGCTGGTCGGTTAGCCCTTCTACGATTATAACGTCAATTTTATTAAAACCTAATTCCAAAAGCGCTTTATAGCGTGCGTGTCCGGCGAGAATCACGTTATCCTTGTCTACGGCGATTAGCTGATTATACCCGTAGTCCTTAATACTTTGCTTTACTAGCTCAACCGTTTTTTTGTTTTCCCTAGGATTACGCCAGTAGGGCTTAATCTCATTTAGTTTTAGCTCCTTGATTTTCCCTTTCGCTTTTTTCATATTGGTTTTTTAATTGTAGTTGGTTTTTCGTAACCCAAGCTTTCTTATATTCTACTCCTTCAAATAGTTTTGAAAAGCCGGTAACGTGCTTTAACCTAACTAGCTCATCTACCTCCAAACCTATCTCATTACAAATCCTATCGTCGGACCAGCCGTTATCCAACATTTCAAATACCATATTAGCCATACCGTCTACGGCGTGCTTGCCTCTTGCCCGATTATGCCTGATTGTGGCTGCCATTCTGTCGTTGATATTCTTATCCAAAACAACAATCGGAAGCTTCCCGCCGGTAGAATCAAATATGTCTTGGTAGCGCTTCATAACTAGATAGCGGTGAAAACCGTCTACTATTACGTACTTCCCCTGCTTCTCGTCCCAGATCGTAACAATCGGCTGCGTATAGCCGTCGTGCTTGATTGACCGGTAAAGCAGTTTCATTTCATTCTGGGCTACCGAGTTAGGGTTATAGTCGTTTGCTACTATTTCCTCTATCAGAACCCAGATTACGTTTGATACTGGATGTTTCATTGTCTTACTCCTTTAGGTTTATTAAGCCACTCCCGTTCATAGTAACGGACGAAAGCGTTTCTGTAATTCCTTAACTTTGTCCCTTCTACATCCCCGACTATTATTGATTTGATAATCACTTTGGCGGCCTTGTCCTTGTTTTCGGGGTCGTCTTTAAAAACCTCGTCCCAATGCTTTCTAGTATACTCAATCGTGTGCTTCAGCCGGTCGTCAACCACTAGCTTATTAATTAGGTAGTCCCTGTATTCTACCCAGTCACGGAACATAAAGGGAAGTTTTTTAGGGAAGAAGTTCATTACCCCCATTTTCCCCGCCGTATCTATACCCTGCATCCGAGCCGTCATTTTATTGTAAAGTCCTCGGTCTACCTCTTGGAGATAAAATAAGGATTTGACGGCTGTTTCGTGGTGCAGGTTACTAACCCTCATATCCCCTACGCTTAGACCGTATTTATATTGTAAGTCATAGATTCGGTTATACTTCCACTGATTCTCGTTTATCGCTTTCCAAACGTCGGTGTAGCTCCAGTCATAAATCGGGTAGAAAGTATAGTGCCCGAATTTCTTTGAAAGGACTTTGCCCCACGTAATATCCTTATAAGTTAGCGCTCCGGTCATACCCATTAACCGGCTTGGGCTTTCTTCCGCCCTTACGCCAGCCAAGAAACACACTTTCTCGTTCGGAAACTCGGTCTCGGAGATCGCCGTAAACGCTCCTTTCCAAGCGTCTACCCCGTAGATATTTTCCTTTTTGGCTATCGGGTCTTTCTTGCGTAGCCAGTCCTCGCCTTCTCCCCAGCAGTTATGGTATATCTGCCCGAAAGTCGCCGAGTTCTCTATTTTAATCGGTATCTGATACCACATAGGAATTACGTCTTTCCGGTACATCAGGAATTTTATCTGCTCAATCGTATAGCTCCACTCCGCCTCTTGGTCTATAAAGAAAACTCTTAACGGTAGCCGGTTCTTTTCCTTCGCTACCTTTAGGGCTAGGTTAAAGATAACCGTACTGTCCTTACCGCCGGAAACCGAAGCTATTATGGTCGGGAACTCGTCAAATAATTTCCTTATCCTTTCTAGCCCCGCTTTCCAGACTGTCTGGTTTAAGTATATTTTCATTTGGGTATTCGGTTCCCCGCTTAATTAAATTGGTTTCTACTTTGTTTAGGTCAAATAGGCCTTCAAACATTCCGATAATCTGGTCTTTATTCAGGCTATCTCCGCAAGTGTAGATGTCAGCCGAAACGAAACCCCTAGCCGGAAAGGTATGTACCGCAATATGGCTCTCGGCGATTATGGCGAATGCCGACCACCCGCCAGGGTCTTTTAATTGGTTATCTTCGGCCTTAACTATACCGAACTTCAAAAGCCTCATATTCTCAATCTCTATAATCCGGTGAATTAGCCATTTGATATTATCGTCCTGGTTAAGTAAGCCATAATTCCCGCCGTACCCGTCAATAGTTAGATGTATTCCGAAGTTCATTGCCGATATAGTTAAAAGATTGACCTATCTGGTGCTTTAGTACGCTTTTGCCCTTCGTGTCCCCTATATGGTTGAACAGGGTAGGAGTCGTTACGGCGAATTTCTTCCGGCTATCTACCAAATACTCTTGGATTATATTATCGTAGTGGATTGCTAGCTTCGGGTTAATGATTGATTTGCCCCGATCTTCCCACCAGTCATTCATTTTTTTGATAAATCCCTGCTG